GCTCTGCTCGGTATGCCTCGACGATGCGCCGCCGAAGATCAATCGAGAGGTTCGCCATCCTTATGTTCGATCACGTCGGATCAGCCGGCGCAACTTTCTCGATCGCTTCAAACGCGAAGCGGTCTAGTCGGCGGAGGCGGTCGCGACGCCTGGCCAGCCGTTGAGCCGCTTGAGCAGCGCGATCTCTTCCGCCGACGGAGGCGTGTCGCAGTCCCGAACGCCCTCGTTGCGGCGCCACTTGTACTGGCCGTCCTCGAGGCGATAGGTGAGGCACACGCCGTGTCGGGAGTCGCCGACCTCGAAGACCACACGCTGCATCCGCCAGTGGTCTTCTTTCGCCAGCATGTCGAACGAGATGTAGCGCGCGGATGATGGCACACCGAGCGTGTCCTCGAGGATCCCTTTGGCGCAGTCCTCGTTGGCTCTCGATCCCCACCAGCCGATCGCGATGGTGAACGGGATCGTGACGAGCAGCAAGCGCGCCTGACCTCGTAGGTTGATGCGCCTCAGCCAAGGCGTGGGACGAAGATCGGGAACGGTCGGGTCGCGGTGCTTGTCCATGGCGGCGCACACTACCGTCGGGGGCGGGCACTTCAAGCGAATTTATTGGGCGCGGAACAACTGCGTCGCGAGCGGTCGCGTGCAGAGGGCCAACTTTTCTAAAGGGCGTTTTTGAATTTTGCCCTGCGCGCCGCCGCCGGAGCGACCCACGACGCGTCCAAACGCGTCCGTACTTTCGAAGTACCAAAGTGACCGTAAGCGATCGAGACCGCGACGGATTCTCGGAAACAGCGACGCTTCCGCGACCCGATTTGATCCGCTTCCTTTGAGTCCGAGCATGACACCCAACCACGCTGAAATGGCAGCCGAATGGGTGCCCATCGAGGCCCTTTCGCCGTGGAAGGAGAACCCGCGCGACAACAAGAACGCTGTAGATGAGGTCGCCGCTGCCATCAAACGATTCGGTTTCGGCGCGCCGATCGTGGCTCGGCGTGCAGATGGCCAGATCATCGCCGGCCACACGCGTCTGCTCGCCGCGCGCAAGCTCGGCCTGACCCAGGTGCCGGTTCGGTTCATGGACCTCGATCCGGCCGATGCGCACCTGATGGCGCTGGCGGACAACAAGCTGTCCGAGTTGGCGAGTTGGGACGATGAGCTGCTCGGGCAGCTGCTGGAGAGCCTGCGCGCCGAAGACGTGGACCTCATCACCGGCACCGGTTTTTCCGACGCCGAGATTCGCAGACTGTTGAGGGATAACGATGACCCTCCGGGGTCCGGCGACGATCCCGGCGCAGGCGAGCCGCCCGAGGAGCCCGCGAGTCAGGTGGGCGAGATCTACCTGCTCGGGCCACATCGGCTCATGTGTGGCGACTCGACGAAGGCTGAGCTTGTGGCCCAGCTCATGAATGGCGAGCGCGCGCTCCTGTGCGCGACCGACCCGCCCTACCTCGTCGACTACGACGGCACCAATCACCCGCAGTCGTTTGAGCGTGAGCGTGCCGGCAAGGACAACAACAAGAAGTGGGATGCCTACCGTGATCCGAAATCGAGCGTCGAATTCTTCTCTGCGTTCCTGCGGGTCGCCCTCGAGCACGCGCTTGTCGACCGCCCGGCATTCTATCAGTGGCATGCGTCGCGCCGGCAGGCGCTGGTGGAAGCGGCGTGGACCGAGAATCACCTGCTCCTGCATCAGCAGATCATCTGGGTCAAGTCGCGACCGATCCTGACGCGCAGCCACTTCATGTGGCAGCACGAGCCGTGCTTCTACGGCTGGATCGAGGGGCGCCCGCCGGCGCAGCGTCCACCGCTCGGCGGAGAATGCACCACCGTCTGGGCGATCGATCAGAAGGGCGAATCGGATGGGATCCATCCGACGCAGAAGCCGACCGAGATCTTCGAGCGCTCGATCTCGTACCACACGGAAAACGGCGAGCTGGTCTACGAACCTTTCAGCGGGTCGGGCAGCCAGCTCATCGCCGCCGCCAAGCTCGGGCGCCGGTGCTACGCGATGGAGATCGAGCCGGCCTTCGTCGACGTTGCTCGGCGTCGGTGGACCGGCTGGGCGCGTTCGGCGGGAGTCGATCCTGGCCCCGGCGCGCTCGATCCGCACGACGCATGACAAGTGCCCCGTGACAGAGAAACCGAAGACTACGCGCTCGGAGATCGAGCAGCGCCTGGTCGCCGTCGAGGATCTGCTGGTCGCCGGCGTTCCCTCGACGCGCATCGAGCGGGAGGTGGCGCGAAAGTACGGGATCTCGCCGCGACAAGTGCGGCGCTACCTCAGCGAAATCTACCGTCGCTGGGGCGCCGACTCGATCGCAGATCAGCCGTACCGGCGCGACAAGCTCGTCCGCATGGCCGAGCGCCTCTACGCCAAGGCGGTGGCGAACGACAAATTCGGCGCCGCCATCTCTGCCCTCAACACGCTCGCCAAACTCTCGGGCGGCTTCGCGCAGAGGTACGTCGATCCCGACCGCTACGCCAAGCTGCTCGGCCCCCCGCCCACCGACGACCCGAACCAGGCGCTGATCTACGCGCAGAAGGTGCTGGTCCTGACGATGCAGGACATCGCCCAGGACGCCAGCATCGATCCGGAGCGGCGCTGGCGGCTGCTCGGCGACCTCGCCGCCAAGGTCGGCATGACCTTCAGCCGCACCCAGGTGCAGCACGAGCTCGAGACGGTCAAGCGCCGCCTCTTGCCGCCGGTCGAGCGGGCGCGGGGCCCGCGCGTCCTGACCGGCGTCGTCCGACCCACGACTGCTCGCCGCAGCGGCTCCGACGGCGAGACTTGAAATGTCGTCGCTCATCGAACAGCTGCGCGCGCTCGACGCGGAGACGGCGGACGAGGGCCGTCACGTCGACCTGTGCCTGCTCCTCCAGCGGCAGAAGACGAAAGAGACGCTGCTGTGGGCGGGCGGTGTCTGGGACCGAATCGACCGACGGTTTATCGATCGGGAGCCGGAGTCGGGCCAGATCATCGAGCTCGTCGAGTCGCAGGTGCCCTTCACCAAGTGGTTCGCCGGCTGGCTGAGGGACTATCGCGAGGGCCTTCAGCGCGACGTCTCGCTCGTTCTCAACGAAGGCGGCCGTCGCGGCGGAAAGAGCTTCGGCTCGCTCGCCTGCCAGATTGCCGCGCTCATCGACGTGCCCGAGTCGGCAGGGTCGCCGACGATCGGCTGGACCATTTCGGAGTCGTTCAAGAAGCGCGACGAGCTCGAGCAGTGGATCGCCGAGCGCATTCCGAAGAGATGGTATCGGCACTGGCGCGCGCCCGAGTTCCGGTACGAGTTCGTCCACGGCGCGATCTTGCGCAACTTGAGCGCGCAAGATCCGGAGGACATGCGACAGGGCCGTGTCGATCTGTTGCTCTACAACGAGCCACAGCAGATGCAATCGAGCGCAGTCGTGAACGGAATGTTCGGCACCGCCGACCGCGGCGGCCTGACCATCCTCGCGGCCAACCCGCCCCGGCTCCAAAGAGGTGAGTGGGTTCACACGCTCAGGGAGGCGATCCTCGGCGGCGATGTCGAGGGCGCCAAGTGTTTCACCTTCTACGCCAAGGACAATCCGGCGGTCGACCAGCCCGCGCGCGCGCGTGTCGGCAAGCTCGCCGCGATCATCGATCCGAAATCGATCCAGGCGGACGACGAAGGCATCTGGCTTCCCGTTGGCGACCGGGCCTATCCGAAGTGGGCGAAGAAGCTGGTCGAGAAGGTGCCGGGGATCGGCACCAAGGACATCACCGCGCGCACGCTCGAGCGACTCACATTCGTACCGTATGCGTTCGTCGCGGGCGCGGACTTCCAGGGGCGGCCGCACCAGGCGGGTGCTGTCCTGCGGATCTTCTCCAGCGACGAAGGGCCGATCTATTGGTTCGTCGACGAGATGATCGTCGAGGGGACCGAGTTGCATCTCTCGGACGATGCCTACGGGCACGGCTATACGCCCGAGACGCTTCTCTGGGTGCCCGACGCTTCGGGCTCATTTCAGGACGCGAAGCACTCAGGCAACACTACCTCGTACGACGCGCTCCGCTCGCAGCGCTGGAACGTGCAGGCGCCAACCGAGATCAAACGGCCGGACCGCTCGCGCTACCCGAAGAATCCCGACGTCGATCAGCGCCTCGGCCTCGTGTATCGCCTCATGGAGGAGGGCCGGATGCGGGTCGATCCGCGCTGCAAATGGCTGATCGAGTCGTTCAGGGAGTGTCCGCTTGGCGCCAATCGATTCGGGAAGCGGCGGCCGTACGGCAAGCACGCGCACGTGACCGACGCGGCGGGCTACGCCCTGTATTTCCTCGAGCCCAAGCCGGCCGAGCCGATCGAGATGCGAGCCGCCGACATCAAGATCGTCCGGTTCAAGCGGCGCGGCAGCGACTTCTATTAATGATGGGAACGCGGCATGGCGCTCAGCTTCACCGACCGGCTGCGCCTCGCGACCGAGCGACTGCGCGCGCGAGCCCGTACGTTCACCACGTGGATGCCGCCGCGCTTTCCCGGCGTCGGCCTGCGGCCACCGGGATACCCGGCGACCAATCCGCAAGCCCAGGCGCGCGTCTCGGGACGCGACGCGCTCGAGGGACGGATCGCAGTAGGAGCGGGGCCGATGCTCGATCGGTACTCGACCTACGCGGCCACCGCGCTCGACCCGCTCAAGATCGACAGCATCCTCCGGCAGGCGGACCTCGGCATTTGCTATCGCTACTGCGACATGGCTCATCAGGTGCTGCAACGCGATGCGCACCTGTTCGGGATCGATCGCGGCCGGCGCCAGGCGGTGGCGAACAAGCCGTTTCTGATCCAGCCGAAGAACGACACGCCGCTCGCCAAGGCGCTCTCGCACTTCATGCGCGAGGTCGTCGACGGGATCGACGGCTTCCCCGACGGCGTCTACCAGCTCCTCGGCGCGAGCTGCCCGGGGTACTCGTGCTCCGAGATCGTCTGGGCGCCCGGGCGCGTGCGCTTCCCCGGGCTCAAAGACGAGATCGTCACGCTCCATGGACTCTTCCCGCGGTCGCTCCAGTGGGTCCACGGCAAGCACTTCCAGTTCAAGGCCGATTCGGACGAGCCGCTTCTCGACCTCGGGCAGGACGGCTGCATCCACCTGCCGAGGCACAAGTTCGTGTTCCATCGCGCGCCGGGCGACGGGATCGCGGCGACGCGCGGCTACATCCGCTCGGTGGTCTGGCTGCATTTCCTCAAGCACTGCAGCTTCCGTGACTTCGCGGTGTTCCTGCACCTGTACGGGATCCCGCAGCTCTACGGCAAGGTCGAGCGCGGGCTATGGCAGGACTCGAACATGCGCCGGGTGCTCGAGGCGGCGCTCGTTGCCTACGGCACCGGCGAGTCGGCGCCGATTCTTCCCGACGGCCTCTCGATCGAGGCGAAGGACGGGCCGATTGGATCGGGCGCAGGCGATGCGCACCAGCGGCTCATCGGCCTTTGCAACTACGAGCAGTCGAAGGCGGTGCAGGGCGAGACGTTGACGAGCGAGCCGGGCACCTCTGGCAGCTACAACCTCGGCATCGTCCACGCCGACTCCAAGCACGAGGTCACGGTCGGCGACGCGCTCGGGATGGCCGCGGACCTTCGCACCGACGTGTTCCTCTCCGCGATCGAGCTCAACGCCCACGACCTCGCACGCGCGCTCGACGCCGATCCTGAGGAGCTGGTCTACGCGCTGCCGCGAGGGGAGTTTCGGACCGACCGCGAGACCAGCCCGAAGGAGCGCGCCGAGATCATCAAGCTGCTCTCGGACGCCGGGATGAAGGTGAGCATCAGTCAGCTCCGGCGCGAATATGGTCTCGACACGCCGACGGGCTCGGACGACGTACTGCCGGGCAAGCCGGTCACGCTCAGCTCGGGCGGTGCGGTGGCGAGCACGACGGATGCGGCCGCCGGCGTCGTCAACCCGAAGCCGGCTGCTTCGACAGCCGGTCGCGACGCCGCTCCGCGAACGCCATGAGGAGCAGGTGGCCCAGCACGATCACCAACCCCAGCGTGTAATCCGCCGCCCTGCGCATCGGCACCCCTCCACCCCCCGCGTGAGCAAGCCTACGCGCATCCGGGCCGAATGCAATCCGGTCAGGGCTGAGAGCATGAGCCCCGTCGAGGAATCGCCATGAACGTCATCCGCGAGCTCATCAATTTCTTTCGCCAGCAGGCGGGCATCATCTTCGCCTCGCAGCCGGTGGACCCGGGCCTGCCGTCGGGCGTGGTCGCGTTCTGGCACAACGCGACCTCGGATACGTTCAGACTCCAGAGTGCATCTGGCCGCGTCGGCGACATCGCGATCATTTCTCCCGTCGCGGACACAGACGTCGGGATCGCGGTCGAGCACCGGGTAGGCATTCCGGCCGGGCCGACGGGCAACGTGGATGTGGTGTTCTCGCCACGCGAGGAGATCGTCGACGTGGTGCTGCACAAGACCGGTGCTGCCGGCGGCGGCGCGGGCACGATCCAGCTCGTCAACGCCGCGACGGGCGGCGCGATCACCGATGCGATGAGCATCAACGTCCCGCCGGGAACTGTCGTGCGGCCGGTCGAGATCGACCCGAGCCAGCACACGATCAATGGACGAGCTGCGCTCCGGTTCATGCGCACGCGCACGGGCTCCAGCGACGAGAGCTGCGTCGCCTACGTCCGCACGCTGCGCCGCCCGTAAGCCGAGCAGGATGGGCCACGATGACGCGGGCATTCGCGCTTGCCGCTTGGCATCGGCTGTCGAGCAAGCCGGCTAATACGTGGGATCAAGTCGCAAAATTCGGCAGGTTCACCAAGGACGACGGCGAAGGCCCCCAGCTCGCGGTGTTCGACCTCGAGCACCTGGGGCAGTTCATGGACAACTTCGCCCGCCAGGTGAACCCGCTCTGGGCGGACGCGAACCACGACTTCGGCGAGGCGCTGGCGTACTACGACGCGCTCGCGCTGGTGGTCGACGGCGTGCCGATTCGCACCGTCACCCGACGGTCCGTCGAGCAGGCCCTGCCGCCGCTCGATCCCGAGACGCTGCGCAACGCGGACACCGGCCAGGTCGAAGACGGGCTCTACGCTCACCGCTACGAGCTGACCGAGCTCGGGCAGAAGAAGCTGCCCAACCTGAGCTACGTGAGCCCGTTGTTTCTCACCAGCGGCCAGGACGAACAGGGCAACGACATCGGCTACGTCCTTCTGAACGTGGCGTGGACGAACGGACCATTTCTGGACTCGATGCTGCCGCTGAAGATGATGCGCGTCCCGTCGCGCGTCTTCCAGCCGGCCTTCAAGGGAGCAGTGACCATGAACGAATGGATGAAGCGCTACGGTATCGACGACAAGGCGACGCCGGAGCAGATGAGCGCGGCCATGGCGAAGTACGCCGAGGAGGTCGACGTCGACAAGAAGCGCAACGAGGAGTCGATGGCGCGGTACCGCCGGTTCGCCGATGCCGTCGGCGGCGACGAGGCCTTCGGCAAGTTCGTCGAGAAGTTCATGAAGGACGAGGAGTCGATGTCGCGCTTCCGAAAGTTCATGGATGGCGACGCCGACGACGACGAGGACGACAAGCGCGAGATGACGGCGATGGCGAAGGACCTCGGCGTCGCGGCTTCGATGTCGGCGATCCGCCAGAAGGTGACCGAGCTCAGGTTCACCACCGCGCCGAAGACCGAGGTCGCGGACCTTCGACGAAAGCTCGTCGAGCTCGAGTCGAAGGAGCAGGCGCGCGCGGCCGCGGAGAAGGAAGCCGAAGTGATGGCGTTCGCGCGCAAGTGGGCGGACGCGAGCTCGCCGGACTGCGCGTGGGATCCCGAGCAGGCCAACGCCCTGGCCGAGTTCTACCGGTCAGCGGCGAACACGGCCAAGCTCCACGTCGAGAAGAACAAGGGCCGCTGGGCGGCGCTCGGGCGCTTCACCGCGGCGGGCGCGCCGATCGGCAAGCCCGAGGGTGAACCGCTCAACCTCGCCGGCGACGATCCGGCCGAGATCGAGAAGCGCATCGACGAAGCCGCGAAGAAGATCGCCACCGACGACAAGGTCCCGTACGCCGTCGCCATGACGCGGGTGAAGGCGAAGCACCCCGAGCTGTATGCGGCCTATGCGGCGATGCGCTGATCACAAGAGAGTGGGAGATTACGAGGCGGTAGGCTGACGCTTCGAGCGTTCCGGTTCCGGCAGCGTCGCGGTACGGCGAACCTCAACGAGCTCGCGCGTGACCTCTCCACCAATGCGGCCGGTGAGCGCCTCGATCCGCTTGTAGGCAACCTCGGCGATCCCGGTCGTGTAGAGCACGGCCGACGACACCGACAGCGCGGTGGCGTTGGGCAGCGCAAACAGACCGCGCAGCGCGGTTTGCCAGTAGCCGAGAGCCTCTCGGCCCAACTGCTCGGAACGCTCGATTCTGTCTTCTGCACCTTGCTCCACCACCGGTTCTCGCTTTTCCGCCATGACCGCCTCCTGGTGCGATTTTTCCCCCACGCGCGAGGTGCATTAGGCGTCTCGGCGGGGCGGGTTGTCAACAGCGCGCGAGCGCGTAATCGATGCGCGTCTTTGGGACGCGGGAAGGTTCCTCATGGGTCTTGCCAGAGCAATCGCACGCCTCTTCAACCTCGGCTACTACGACGCGAGCGGCGGCTTTCGGGAGGGGCAGGTCGCCGTCTTCGGCTCGGCCGCCTTTCAGGTGGCGCTGCCGAGTTGGCAGGCTGCGCAGCTCCAGCCGGCCGCCGGCATCAACCGCACCGCCGGCATTATGGGCGGCAGCGGCACGACGCAGGGAGAGGAGATCTCGATCCAGAAGCTCGGCTACGCCAAGCTCCTCTGCTCACCGAACGTCACGATCCAGCTCGGCGGCCAAGTGATCGCCGACAGCGCGCCGAATCTCGGCAACGTTCGCCAGCGCGTGCCCTTCAGCTCGTCCGCCATGGTCCTCGGCCACTTCGAGGAAGCGCACCAGGTCGGCAACGCTCCCGAGCTCGTCGAAGGCGAGGTGCGACCCGGCTGGATCGAGATCGTCCGCGCGATTACTGGCGGCGAGCCCGGCACGACGCCGCTCGGCAACAACGTCACCCGGTACCTCGGCCCGCCCGGCTCGGCGCTGAGCCAATCACCGGTCGCGCTCTATCGGGCGCGCTTCGACGGCGAGGTCGTGCGCAGCCTCGGCGCCACGCTGCAGGCGCTGCCCTCTCAGAACGAGACCGTCACCGTGACCGTCGTGAAGTCGAGCGACGGCGGCGCGACGTGGACCGACCTGGCCGTCTCGTGCCAGTTCGCCGGACCCGTGGGCGCCGCGGACGACCTCGTGCGCTGGGTGGTGCTCGCGCGCGGCGACCTTGTCGCGCTCAAGGTCGTCTCGTACTCGGCGACCGCGGCCGGCCTCATCGCCAGCTTCGACGTGACGTAACCGCACCTCGTCTCTTTCGTTCCAGAAACGCACTTCAGATCGGAGCTGCCGATGGCCACGTCAAATGCCGTCCTCCACCGGGACGTCCTCCTGTCGAACTACGTGCAGAGATGGACTCCCCCGAAGGAAAACTGGTTCCTCAGTTCGTGGTTCTTCCCGACCATGCGGGTCGAGAAGGAGACCAACGTCTGGAAGCGGATCAACCAATCCACCTGGCAGCAGACCGCCGAGACCGTCGTCGGCGCCGACGGCGACGTGGCCGAAGTGCAGTTCTATGTCGATCCCGACGGGCAGTACCGCTGCCGCGCGCACGCGCTCGAGGGCGTCATCGATCACTACGATCGCGCGCGCGCCGACGACATTCTGCAGTACGAGCAGCTCCAGACCGATCTTCCGATGACGGTCCTGGCGAACACGCTCGAGCTCGAGGGGTTCGCGACGCTCCGGGACATCGCGCAGCTCGGCACGTCGTACAAGGTGCTCGGCCCCGACGAGATCTTCGACAACTACACCTCGCTGCGCTCGAACCCGGTGCTCGAGCTGCGCAGGGCGTGTGAGTACATCATCTCGCAGATCGGCCGGAAGCCGAACCGGATGGGCTTCGACTTCCTCACCTGGCGCGGGATGCAGTTCAACCCGGCCATGCAGGCGATCGCGCCGGTGCACACGACGCCGGCCGGGCTGCAGATGATCACCGTCGAGATGCTGGAGAAGAAGCTCGAGGACGTGCTCGAGCCGGGCTCAATCAAGATCACGTTCGGGCGCTACGAGACCAAGCGCGGCCCGCAGCAGGGCGCGAAGCGCAGCTGGATCGGCGCGGACGTGCCGATCGCGTACATCGAGGAGCCGTCGCTGAAGTCGGTCGGCGCGACGCACCGCTTCGCGTTCACCGGCAAGAACTCGCCCGCCGACGACGGCAACCCTGCCGACACCATCGGCGCGTACACGTACCCGAAGCCCGAACGCGGACCCGACGGCTCGACCATCGTGCGCGTGCGGACCAACGTCCAGTACAAGGTCGTCAAGACCGAGTCGCTCTTCGTGCTCAAAGGCGTGGTCGACACGACCAACGTCGACCTCTACCGCGGCGAGCTCGCCTGAGAGGGATTGTCATGCCAGAGCCAAAGAAGATCCGCGCCAAGGTCGTGTGTCATCAGTACGGCACGCACTTCCGCGGCGACATCGTCGAAGTCGAGGAGCGCGAGTACAGGCGCGTGGGTGCGCTCGTGCTGCTCTCGAAGGAAGACGAAGACGCGCAGCGCAAGGAGCTGGCGGAGAAGCGCGCCGAGCATGCGAGCCACGTGCAGGACGCTCGCCTGACGGCGAACGCCTGGGCCGACAAGGAAGCCGAGGCGCTGCGCATGGTACGCGCGCGCCAGATCGAGGAGCAGAAGCGGCAGCGCGAGCTGCTCGCCGGCGGCAGCACCACGGGCAACGGATAACCAATGGCGCGCCTCACGCAGGCCAAGCTCGAAGGCGCGATTGGCGGCGCCGACAAGCTGCGCGATCTCCTCGACAAGAACTTCGACGGCGTCCCGGATGCCGAGCTGGTCGAGCAGGTGATCGACGCCGCCGAGGGCGAAGCGGCATCCGCGATCCAAGTCGCGGTCGATCTCGACGATCCGCGCGTCGACGGCTCGCTCGTCCTCGAGCAGCGGAAGCTCCAGCTGGCGGTCTACTGGGCGTACCAGAAAGGGACGTCGGGCCAGGCCGTTCCACAGGACGTGCGCGAGGCGTACGAGGACACGCTCCGGTGGCTCGACGACGTCGCCAAGGGCACGCGCACGCTCGGCGCGTCGCGCCACCCGGCGACGTCGTATCCCGTCGAGGTGGTCGACATCGATCCGGAGAAGACGCGGACCACGCGTCGCAACCTGAAGGGCTTCTGCTGATCTCGTGCGTGTCAGGCTCTCGGTCGATGCGACAGCAGGTCGTCGCCGGCTCGAGCTGATTGTTCGGACGCTGACGGACCTCCAGCCGCCGCTGAAGATCTTCGGCGCCTATCTGCGGGCGAAGTTCAAAGATCGATTTGCTGCCGAGGGGCCGGGTTGGCCGCCGTTGGCGCAATCGACGGGGCACCGGCTCCTTCAGAGCTACACCGGTAAGGTCACGCGCGTCGGGAAGCTCCGCGAATCCCCTCGCCTCAAGCGTCTGCGCCGGCAGCTCCAGCGCGACGTGCGAGCTGAGCGGCTGGATTCGCGCGTGCTGCTCGCGTTCGAGCGTGCGACGCGCTCGACGGGAGGCGGTGCGCTCGGCGAGGCGGTGCGCCATTACGCGACTGGAAAGAGGTATGCGCGCGAGCTCGCGAATCTCGCGAAGGCGCTCGATCGCGCGCAGGCTGGCAAGCGACGCAAGCAGCGGCGCGCGATCAGCAAGCACCACCACCTCCTGGGCCGTCTCGCGTCGACGATCAAGGCGCGACTCGAAGGCAACGCCGTCGTCGTCGGGTCGTTCGTGCCCTGGGCGGGCGTACACAATCTCGGTGGGAGCGGGGGGCATGGCGCGGTGATTCCGAAGCGTACGTTCGCCGAGTTGGAGACCGACGACGTGGACGTGCTCGTCAAGATCTTGGTCGCGCGCGCCATCGGCGTCGCCGACGCGGGGATCTGATCATGGACCTCACCTTTCGCAACGCGCGGCCCGTCATCGAGACGGCGCTCCGCGACACTCTCCTTCTTGCGTACGGACGGCGCCTGGCTCCGGTAGCGACGATTGTTGATCTCGCAAGGCTGCCGTCGGCGGCGCTCGGCGACGACGACCTGCGCCATATCTCCGCGGCCCGTCGAACGTATCGATTCCTCCGCAGCGACGCGCGCGCGGCCGACGGTGAGACCATCCTCGTGCCATCGGACTTGCCTGCCGGCGCGCCGGGGCGATGGCTGAGGACGGAGTCGCTCGTCGCCGATGGCTACCTCGATCGGTGCGAGCTGTACAACGAGGACGAAGATGAGGAGACGATGACCGAGCGGCTTCTGTCGAAGAAGCCGGCGCTGCTCATCTCGTTCGAAGGCGCGCGGCACAAGCCGATGTCGAACCGCGCTGGCGCGCTCTACTGGTACATCGTCTCCTATCGGCTGCTTGCCATCAGCACCAACATGCGCGGCGGCGAATCGGCGTGGCACGGTAGCCAGCGCCGCGAGGAGGCCAAGCTCGATCCGGGCACGGCGGCAATCCTCGGCGACGCGAAGGCTGTGCTCGCGGGCAGCGACCTTGGACTCGGAGGCGCGGTCGAACGGGTCGAGCTCGGCGAGGAGCGGCCGGTGATAGTGGCGCTCGCCAAGCGCACCGTCGTCGAGGCGCTCGACGTCACGGTCTGGGCGACGCTCAGGCCCGAGGAAGATATCGTTCCGCTCGACGGCGCCGACGCCGAGTATGCAATCGACGACGCTCCCGTCGTCGAATCCGAAGTCGACTTCATTCGCTGAGAGAACATTCATGACCAGCGCCTTCAAGATGGGCCAGCGCGTGCGCGTCTGGCCGCGGCCCGGCGTGCGCGTACCCGAGCACCCCGGCATCGCCGATCGCTTCCTGCCCGCGGACGGCGCGGTCGTCGAGTGGTCTGCTTGGTGGGCGCGTCGTGCCGGCGACGGATCGATTCTTCTCACCGACCCGAACGTGAAGACGAACGCTCCTGCTCCTTCCGGTGATGCGTCATGACCATCTCCGCGCCGCTCAACCCCGACCTGCCATCGAGCTGGTTGGTCCCGGGCATCTACATCAGCCTCGATCTCCGTGGCTCCTCGGCCGGGATCGGCAACGTCGCCAAGCGAATTCTCCTGGTCGGCCACAAGACGGCGACTGGGATCGCGCCGCTCAACACGGTCGTCCAGCTTCAGGGCCAATCGAGCGCGAATCTCTTCTTCGGGCGCGGCTCGGATCTGGCGCGGCTTCATGCCGCCGCGCAGTCGCAGATCGGCGGCGGCGCGGCCGACCTCTACGGCGTCGCTGTCCCCGAGCCGGTCGGCGGGATCACATCGACTCACCTCATTACGTTCGTCGGCGACGCCAAGGGTGCGGGCTCGGTCGACGTCACCATCTGCGGCTACCGAGTCACCGTGGCGATCGCGAACCTCGACACGGGCGCCATGATCGCCGGGCACGTCGCTTCCGCGATCAACAAGCAGCTCGTCGACGTGCCTGTGACGGCGCAGGCCAACGGCGCGACTGTGTCGCTGGTCTACCGCCACGTCGGCCTGGTCGGCAACGACCTGCCGGTGATGGTCGCGTTCTCGGGCAGCTCGGGCGTGCGCGCGTCGCCGGGGTCCATCAGCTTCAATGGCCTCGGCTCGGGCGACGGCTCGGTCGTGGTGGGCATCGGGACGCAGGCGGTGCAGGCGTCCATCAGGAACGCGGACACCGGCATCACTGTCTCGCAGACGCTGGCGCAGGACTTCGCGGCGGATTCGTATCCGTGCACGGCGGAGGCGAGCGGGGCGGGCCTCCTGACGCTCTACTACGCGCCCGGCCGAGTGGTGCATCGGATCTCGGCGGCGATCTACACGACCACCGGGATCGCGGTCGCGCTCGCCGTCGGCGTGAGCGGCTCGGGCGAGCCAGCGCTCACTCAGGCGCTCGGCAACGTCGCCGGGCAGGCGGCGTTTCCGTGCTGGACGTCCGCGTTCCTCGATGCCGATACGCTTGGCGCAATGGCCGCGCACATCGAGGCCTACGCGGACGGAAGGCGGCAGAAGGACCAACAGCTCTTCCTCGGCTCGACCGATTCGCTGCTTCGGGCCGGCGCTCTGCCGCCCGCAACGACGCCGACGCTCTCTGGTTCGCCGAGGTACGCGATTGGCTGGTGCCCGGGTGCGCCCGAGCAGGCGTACGAGCTCGGCGCACGCCTGGCCGCGCGCGTCTGCGTCGAGGACTACCACCCGTACAACTACGACGGCGCGCCGCTCGAGACCGACGGCGTCGTCCCGCTGCTCCTTCCGCACCAGAACTCGCGCCCCGATCCGAATGAGCAGAACGCCGCGCTCCAACTCGGGCTCACGCCGCTCGTCGTCGACGAGTCGCTCGGCCAGCTCGTCATCCTGAGCGACCGGACGACCATCGATTCCACCGACGATCGACTGTGGGCGTGGGGCACGATCCGGACGCTCGGCTTCTATCGGCTGGACCTCGCCGCGTTCCTCAGGCAGCGCTTTCCGCACAAGAACCTGAAGCTCCACGGCGAGCCCCGCACGCCGAACACGGTCAAGCTCGACTCGATCCGGGACGCGGTGATCGAGCGCATCCGCACCTGGGACAACGCGGACCTCTTCGACGGCGTCGACGACCTGAAGGACCAGGTGCGGGTCAGCCCGAACGCGAACAACCGCCATCGCGTCGACATCTTCATTCCGTGCCGGCCGCCCGAGAAGCTCGACCAGTTGAGCGGCGACGCGAGTCTCGTCTGAGCTCGAGAGGAGCAACTCCATGCCTTTCTCTCCGCTGGTCGGGCAAGTTCCGATCGAGATCAACAACGTTGGCGTTGCTTCAATCACCAAGGTCTCGATCAAGCGCGCACGTCAGGTGACGGTGAAGTTCGGGGCGTTTGGACCAATCGGGACCGCGAAGGGGTTCTACAAGGTCACCGGGACGCTGACCTTGGCGGTGCCGAAGGTCGGGCTCGAGATCGATCTGCAAGCGCTCTCCGATTCCGAGGACGGTTTCACGATCACGTTTCCGAAGGGCGCCGAGCGCTGGGCCGCATACGGCTGCCATCTCTCGGACGATGATCTTTCGAACACGCCCGAGGCCGGCGACACCGAGACGACCGTGAACTTCGTCGCGGCGGAGCTGTTGCGAATCGCCTGAGAGAGGACGCAGCCATGAGACTTGGAGAATTCCTTTCCGGCAAGCACCGAGACGGAGCGACGCCGGCGCCGACGCGGCCGGTTGAGTTCAAGGCGATCGCGCGCGGCGCGCACGGCGAAGAATACCTCGTCGACTGCAACGCCGTCCTCGCGTTCGTCGACGAGCAGAAGCGCGATAAGGCCATCGACGCCGCGGAGGTGGCGCTGCGCAGGGCTTACCCGGACGGCTCGGCGCCGGCGGAGAAGCGTCGCAACGAGGTCGCCTACCAGGTGCTGCTCTACGCGCTCAGGGACGCGGACGAGCACCGCGCACAGTTCGCCGCCAGCGTCGACGAGCTCAGGGCGGCCTTGGTGCAGCCGGTGGCGACGAGGCTCTACACCGAGTACATCGAGTTCGTCGACGAGGAGTTCGCGGCGACCCCGACCAAGGAGCAGTTCGCAGAGCTCGTCGAGGACGCGCGAAAAAACTCCTGAGCCGGCCAGCCGATGTTCTTCGACTCCTCGATTGCGGGTCGGGCGCCGAATGGTTTGGCCGGCCGCTTCGTGATGTCCCGGACGCGGATCTCTGGCGCTGGCGCGCCTGCGTGATCGCCGCCCACAGAATCCTTCATCGCGCCCGACGCGAACAGGACGACGACGAGTAGACCATGGGCGGTGGGATCACCAAGGACGCGACGGTACGCGTCGGCCTGGAAGTAGACGACGACGTCGCGAGCGCGGCCGACCGGATCCTCGGGCCGATCGACCGCGCCGCGCGGACCGTGTCGACGAGGCTCGGCGCTGTGGCCTCCGAGACCGGGCGCGTGTTCGCGAACGTGGCGATGGATGTTGCGCGCGTCGCCACCGCCCTCGGTACGGTCGACCTCGGCGCCTCGGTCGCGCGCTTCGTCCGGTACCGGGAGGAAGTCGCGCGCACGGCAGCGTCGACCGGGCAGAGCTTCGATGCACTCGCGCACAAGTACAAGACGGTTGGCGACCGGTTGGCGATCTCCGACGAGGCGGTCGCACGCTTCAGCCGGGGCTTGCAGGTCGCGACCTACGACGCGTCGGATTCGTCGCGCGCGATCGAGGCGCTCGGGAACGAGGCGCTGGCGACCAATCGATCGCTCGACCAGATGGCGCCGATCGGCGAGGCGCTCAAGAACGAGCTCGGCCACAGCTTCGACGACATCCCGGATGCGCTCGGCCGCATCGATGCCGCGGCGGAGAAGCTGGGCACCTCGGGCGGACCGGCAGCGTTGCAGACCGAGATCGCGAACCTCGGCGCGACCATCTCGCAGGTGTCGATCAAGAGCCGCGCCGACTTCGCGAACATCACGGGATCGATCGCCGAGCTCGGCCGCGGCCTGCCGGCCAAGCAGCAGGAGCGAGTGCAACAGCGCATCGTCGGCAGGATCTTCTCTGACAGCGAAGGCCTGCGCCGGCAGCTCGGCGTTCAGTTCGACCAGTTCTACGACGAGCAGGGCAAGGTGCGGGACCTGCCGGCGCTGCTCGAGCGGGTTCAACGGATGGCCGTCAAGCGCTGGGGCCTGAGGGCGCGCGAGGTCTTGAGCCAGCCGCAGAACTTCGGTCCCGAAGGCGCGGCGGCGATCATGGGCTACGATCCGGCAGAAGCGCGCGCGGCGGCGGAGGCGCGGCTGTCGTCGACGGCGGCCGATCGCGCGCGCGCGTATCGGCAGAGCGAAGTCGGAGAGGCGATCGCACGGCGCCAGCGGCTGGAAGAGGACAAGCGCGACCAGGCCGGGCGCGCGATCGCGGAAGGCCAGGACTGGATGGGCTCTCTCTTCGAGGGACATCCCATCCTCGGCCACATTGCGACGCTGACCGGCATGCAGCTCGGAGCATCGGGCCTGAAGGGGCTGTTCACGCCGAAGCTGATGCAGGCCGTGGGCGCGATCGAAGGCGGTGAGGGACTGGCAGCCGGCGCTGGCGCGGTATCGAAGATGTCGCCGGCCGCGCGCATCGGGAGCGGCGCGCTGAGGTGGCTGTTCTCCGGATCGGCGGGCAGCATCGCGACCGGCGCGCTCGGGATGACCGCGCTCAACGCCTACGGCGGCATCAAGCTGACCGGCCTCGACAAGTTCAACGAGAAGGTCGGCGCCGAGCGAGAACAACTGGAGCAGCAGCTCGAGGCGACGCGCGTGGGCCGGGTCTATTCGATCTTGCGAGCGGCGGAGCGGTCGACGGAGGCCGAGGGCAGCGGGTTCTCGCCAGAGCGGTATCGGCGCGAGCTCGGCCCGCGCCTGATGGGCGAGATCGCGCAAGATCCTGCGCTGCAGCTGGTAGCCTCCGGTGCCGCGAACACCACCGTCCCCGCGGGTCTCGCCGAGCAGGCGCCCGCGCTCGCGGCGGTGCTGCGTGACGCGCTCAAGGACGTGCAGCTCAACGTCCAGGTCCAGGTGCAGGACGACAGCGGCAGCCCGCATCGAGTGGTGGCGATGCAGAAGGGCGCGCGTCAGTGATGGCGAAGCCCGTCGTCAACGGCTTTCAGGGCTGCTCGTTCAAGGGGATCGACCTATCAAAGAACCTCACCGAGTGGAGGGACACTCGGCAGCAGTCGCTCGCGCCCCATCGGTACATCAAGAAAGATGGCGCCGAGGTCGAGGTGCTCGGCAGAAAGCCGCACCAGGTGAAGGCGATGCTCGCCTATGCCGGATCGAGCTGGCGCGCAGACTGGCTGCCGCTCGCGGCCTCGCTCGATCAAGATCCGTCGGGGCTGCTGGTCCATCCCGTTTATGGCCAGATGCCGGCGGTGTGCGAGGGCTACCAGGATGCGGCGATGAACGTCGAGCTCGCCGCGAACCTCTACATCGTCCCGCTGACGTTCATCGAGAACCAGCTCGGCGCTGCGGTTCAATCGCAGACTTCGGGCCCGCGCGCGATTCAGGAGCGCACCGAGGCGCACGGCGCGGCGCTCCTTCAGCGCGCAGCGAAGCAAGGCCGGGTCGCGAACAACATCGGCCGGTACGTGACGACCGCGCTCGGCTACGCGCAGGCTGCGGCTGACCAAACCGAGCAGGCGCTGAGCTACGGTCGGCTGCTCGAGTCCCAGCTTGCCCAGGTGGAGCTCGGCGCCGCGTCCGCGCGGGAAGCGATTCGCGCCGACCCGACCACCGGTGACGATGCCGCGCGCTACGAGATGTTCGCGCTCATCGAGCTCCTCTACGACGACTGCGTGCAACTCGACGGGGCGGTGCGCACGACGCGGGCGCCCGCGCTCATCGTCTATGAGGTGCCATCGATGACGCAGATCGCGGCGCTGGCGGTGCGGTTCTATGGGCCAGGCGGCCTCTCCCGCATCGACGAGATCTTGGCCAACAACTCTGGCTTCATCCCTAACCCGGCCGCGATCGCGCCGGGCACGCTGTTGACGTTGGCACCGCCAACCGTTTGACCCGATCTCGATGCCGAATGCTTCCCAGCGCCTCGCCCAGGTGTCGGTGGTGATCGCGGGCGATGAGTATTCGAGGATTTCCGAATACGCCTACGACACCGACGTGCTCCAGCTCGGAGATCCGTGCTCGGTGCGCATCCCGAATCCCGACGGAAAGCTGAACGGCAAGATCAAGCTCGGCGATCCGTTCGAGCTCTACGTGTCGCATCCCGACGTGTCGGCAGGCCGGAAGATCCGGAAGCTCAAGGGCCTGGTCACCACGCGGCAGGTCGAGTGCTCGCCTGATGCGGGCACCAAACTCACCGTCGGCGGCGCCGACCTCGGCTGGCACCTTCTCAACAACGTCGCGCCGCTCTGGCTGAGGCTCCGCGGGATTCGGTTCAAGACGCTGCTCGAGCGCGTGCTCGATCCATCGTGGAGCTTCGCCGGCGTCCGCACCGACAACGACACCAACCGCGCGCTCAAGCTGGGGCGCACGGGCGCGGTGCAACAGCTCTCGGGATCGGTGAGCGCGCTGATCCCGCCGATCCAGGTCGAGCCGGGGGAGATGATCGCGGACCTGCTCATCCTCTACGCTCGGCGTGCACGCCAGCTCGTCAATGTGTCGTCGGATGGGTACCTGCAGATCTGGACGCCGCAGTCTAACCCGACTCCGCTGTACTCGTTCCACTTGCACTCGGAACCGGCGCGAAGACAGCTCAACAACATCGAGCGGGCGACGCTGTACGAGACCATCGACAGCCTGTACACCGAGGTCGTCTGCGTCGGAACGGTGGTGCTGCCACCGAACATGGTGAGCGCCACCAACCCGAACGAAGGGCGTTTTCGCGGCACGTATCGCGCGCCAGACAACGCCCGACCGCTGCCATTCGCGCGGCGGTTCACGTTCTCCGACGGCGACCAGCTCACCAAAGATCAGGCGACCGACCGCGCGCGCTGGAAGGCGGAGCGCGGCCTGTTCGATGCGTGGCAGTACACCTGCCAGGTGAAGGGCCACGTCCAGAACGGCGTCTTCTTCGAACCCGACACGGGCGTGGACCTTCACGACACGGTCAACGGCGTCGAGGGCACGTACTACGTGAGCGCTGTCCGGTATGCGGGGCGTGTCGATCCGCCCGGGCAGACGACGACGCTGACCTGCCGGAAGCCGGGACTCCTACGAGCATGAGCGAGATCTTCGAACGACTGCGGGCGCTGCGCGCCGAGCTGCGAGAGTACGCGCGCCAAGTGGTGGCCAACGCGATCCAGTTCACCCAGGTGACGCGGTCGACGAGCTCGGGCGAGCACGACAAGGTCGCCGGCTACCGAACCGAAGGAGTCGGGGAGGAAGCGTACGACTACGAGGTGCGGCGCATGCAGCACTTCGGCTTCCGCTCCCGCCCGCCGAAGGACGTCTGGGCGCTGAGGGTCGCCGCCACCGGCGGGCCCACCAACAACGTCACGGTCGCCGAGGACTCGCGACGCTACGGTCCGAGCGACCTCGAGGACGGCGAGGTCGCGCTCTACTCGAGCATCGCCGGCGTCGAGGTGCGGCTCGATCGAGACGGCAACGTGAACGCGCGCTCTGCCGACGGCAAGATCGTGAGCCTCCAGGGCGGTGACCGCGGGGTTGCGCGCCTCGACGACGATGTCGACTGCGGCACGCTCATCTTCGTCCCCGGTCCGCCCGCTGCGCTGACCTACGTCGCGCCGGGCGGCGCGATGCCGAGCCCGACGCCGTCAGGGGCCGCGACGATCGCGCTCAAGGGCAAGATCTCGTCGGCGAGCGGCAAGACCAAGACTGGGTGATCGAATGCCGCTCTCCGACGACGGCAGCGACGTCGCGCTCGTTCGCAACCCGTCCAACGGCCGGTTCGACCTCGACTGGGAGGGGCCGAATCCCGTCTTCGACGACACCGAGGCGCACACGGTGCTGTCGCTCGTGCTCGAGTGGCAAGGCCGGTGGTGGGCCGATCAGACCGGCAAGCGCGGGTCGCGCCTCGACACCCTCCGCAACGACACTCGCACGACGCAGTCGGAGCTGGTCGCGCGCCTCGAGGAAGCGCTCGCGCCTGCCGTCGCGGATGGCCGCGTTCGCGATCTGGCGGTGAGCGCGGAGCGGGTCCGGCCGGGCCGCTACGGGTTCCACATCGCGTGGAAGACCGCCGGCGGTCGCGCGGCGTCGATTCGCATCCCGCCACTCGATTACTGACGAACACGCGCGGTAGAGGACGATGCCGATCTCGCTGCCCGACTACGACACGCTCTGGCAACAGGTCCTCGCCTTCTTTCGCAACCGATTTCCCGGCAAGGACGATCATGCGGAGTCGTTCCTCGGAAAGACGGCGCGCGCGGTGGCGATGGCGATCTACGGCCTTTTGCGCGCGGTCGCCGCGGTGGATGCCGAGTCGCCGCCGTCGGAGCGGACCTCTTCGCAGGGACTTGCGGATTGGGCGTTCGTGTTCGGTGTGCCGTCGGATGTCGACGGGGACTTCGGACCGAAGGAGCCGACACGCGCGACCGGTGGGCAGGGCCTGTGCAGAGGCACGCTCGGCACGGTGTTTCCCGACGGCGCGTTCCTGACGGCGCCCGATGGCCAGACCGAGGTGGCCTTGTCAGGCGCGGTCGCGATCGCAGGCGCACCACCTGGCGCCGGCTCGGTCGCCGGAAAATTCGTCGCGGTCACGCCCGGCTCCGCCGGCAACCTTCCCGCGGGCACGGTGCTCACCTGGCAGTCGCCGCCGAGCGGCGCCGACTCGACCGTGACGCTGACTTCGCCGCTGAGAGGCGCCCTCGACGGAGAATCGGATGCGAGCCTGCTGGGTCGCACGCTCGACCGGATGCAGCGGCCGCCGAAGGGCGGTGCCGCGAACGACTACCGCTCGTGGGCGGAGTCGGTCGGCGGTGTCTATCGCGCGTACGTCTATCCGCTCCGCGGCGGCACGGACACTGTGCACGTCGTCATCGCGACCGATGGAAGCGGAATCGCCCGCGTGCCGTCGAGCGCGGTCAAGGACGCGGTCGACGCGCACGTCGGCTCGGTTCGCCCGGTCACCGTGGAGGGGTACCAGACGCTGCTTCCGAGGACCGTTGCGCCGGGCATTGCGATCAGGATTCGCCTTCAGCCGTCGCCGAAGTACGCCTTCGATTGGACGGCCGGCGCAAGCTACACAGTTGCCGCGTATGCGCCGCCGGGAGCTGGGCCGGCGACGCTCACGCTCAACCAGCCGGCTCCGGCCGACCTGGTCGCGTCCGTGGCCCGTGCCGCGACCGGTCTTTCGAGCCGATGGCCGCTCTTGCAGGTGGTGGCCTCGGGCGCCGGCGCCCAGGCGGTACCGCTCCTACTACCCTGCATGGCGGTGGCGGGGGCGGTCCTGACCGTCCAGCAGGGGCCAGCGACCGCTATCATTAACGTAGGGGATGTGGTGTTCCCGGGCGGTCCCGTGGTGGCGCCGGCGGCGCGGGCGGTCCTGGGCTACGTCGATTCGCTCGGGCCATCGCGGCAGTCCGGCTACGCCGACCCGAACGACCCCTGGGACGACACCTGCTCGATCGCGCGGCTCATCCAGCTCGTGCTCGACCTGAAGAACGAAAAGGGCGCGCCGCTCTGCCGCAACGTCCTTCCGGGCGGCGTCACCGTCGACGGCATGGCGCAAGACCGCCAGGCCACCGATGCAACCGGGGATGCGCCCGAGCTCCTCGTCGTCCATTCGATCGCGATCACCGACTGACCGATGCCGCTCTCGATCAAAGACGTGCGCGGGATCTTGCTGCAGCTCTTTCCGCCCGGGCAGCTCTACGACTGGTACACGCCAGCGTCCAAGGTCAGTCGCTTTCTCGACGGGCTGGCCGAGGCTCTGAAGACCCTCGGCTACGACCTCGTCGACCGGCTCAGGCGCGAGCTCAATCCCGCGACCGCAATCGACAAGCTCGCCGATTGGGAAACGGCGCTCGGCATCGCGTGGAGCTACACGGCCCGAAACGGCACGGTGGTGCAGCGGCAAGCGGCCGTGGTGGGCAAGCTCCGCGAGTTCGGCGCGTTCACGCTGGCGAACGCGCGCGCGATCTTGGCGCCGCTTCTCGGCTACGTCGATTCGGGAAAGCTCCTCATCGTCGAGACCGACCGGGTCAAGATGCGCGCGGCTCACAGCTACTCGGACGGGGCCTCGCACGCTCCAGCGACGTTCATAGTCGCGCGGGCCTACGTCTTCGACGGCGGAATCGTGAGCCGCGCGGGCGCGCAGCTCGACCTCGAGCTTCAGGGCAGCTCGGCCGCGCCGTTCGTCATCTATCTCGCCTCGCCATCGAATCGGGTCAAGACCTGGGCATCGGCGAGCCTGCCTCGGTCGACGAAGTATCGACTGTTCGCGCCGGAGTTCGCCGGCGACGTGTGCGGCGGGACCTGGACCGTGATCTTGATCGCGACCGCGTTCGGCGCCGCGGCGCCGGGGATTGCGCGCTGGTCGCTGTTCGTCGAAGGAGCGGGGCGGAATGGACTCTCCGGCGACCTGTGCTCCTTCGGCGTGTACCTCGACCCGCAGCTCGCCGGCAAGAACGGCACGCCCGCGGACCCGGAAGCCGTGCGCGCGGCGATCGCGCGCATCGAGCACGCGCACTCGGATGGCGCGATCCTGACCAGCCTGCTCGCGATTCCCGATGACCCGACCTCTCTGCCCGATGCCTGCCTGCCCGGATGACGTCGACGTGCGCCTGTACGAGGACGCGCTCTTCGAGCTTCTGCACACGGCGCGTGCGTTCGCCGCTGCGATCGTGCAGGCGGCGGAGACTGGCGCGCATCTTCCCGAGGACGCGTCGGCCGCGCTCGTCGCGCGCATCCTCGACGAGTGCCGCTTCGCGCTCGTGCCGGCGCTCGCGCGCGCGCCCGGCATGCTGCAGCTGTTCGCGAAGGGGAGTTGAGCATGGCCTGGCCTACGAGCCCCCTTCGTACGTACTTGCCCGGCTCGACGCCGCCGATCAAAGCATCGGACCTGAACGCCATTCAAAGCGCGATTGTTCGCGCGTTCCTCGGCACGTACAGCTTCGCCGGGCTGGTGCTCGACGGCTGGGGCGGTAACGACGCCGTGCCGCCCGCGGGCGGGCTCTCGGCCAAGGGCAACGCGAACATCGGCGGGACGGTCCAGTGTGCGTCGCTTCAATCGGGCGGCAACATATCGGCCGGCGGCGCTGTTAGCGTCGGCGCCCGGGCGCTCTCGACCGCGATGCCTGGGACGGCGGTCCAGAAGGGCATGCTCTACGGCGACGCGTGCCCGATCGCGCTTGCGCATGTCCTTGGCAACGGAGTGCTGGCCGTCGGATTCGGGATCCAGAGCATCAAGTGGTACGGCGCGCCGGGCGGCAATCCCCCGAACGGCACCTACGACATCACGCTGCAGCTCGCGGCAGCCGGCAACAACACGACGCTGATCCCGATCGCGTGCGGCGCGATCACCGGCAACGGCGTGTTCGCCTCCGCGAACGGCATCGCCAACAACGTCGTCCGCGTCCAGACCTACGAGACCTCGTTCTCGACCACCGCAACCTTCCCGATGGACTTCTTCCTCATCGTCTACGCGCTGTAATGCTGAATTCAGCATTACAGCGCTAATGCGAGGTTCAGCGTAATGCTGGGTTCTTGGTAGGCTTGGTCTTAGGTTCGCGGGCCTGGGGCGATTCGGCTCCGCATAAGGAGTGCTCCTTGAGGAAAGCCATCAGATGATCTGG